TCCGCATTTGCGCCCGTTTACTACTGCGTAGGAAACAAGCGCGGCGGATAAAGCCATTCCGAACCCTGCGGGCTTGCTATGGTGTTCTTCAATGAACCGTTGAAGCGCGATCGCTTCGCAAAACGGACATTTCTTTTTATCGCTCATTCCTTCACCCGCTCCCTAAATTGCTTGATGTTCCATTCTTCTTCACGAACCGCGAAAGCGTCGCCGCATTCTACAATGTCTGGATAATTGCTTTTTGCAATTTCTATCGCGTGTTTGTCAATTTCCATTGCGTAGTATCGAATATTCGAGTACCCCAGCTTTTCAAGGCAATAACGCCCCGTTCCGATACCGTCATACATGGAAAGAACGACAATTTCTTCATCTTTCGGAATGCCTTTCAGCGCGTAGGAAAGAAGGTGAATAATAACTTCTGCCGTCCAGCCGTTCCCGATTGCCTTTTGTGCCGCTGAAACGGAAGCCGCCGCGCGCGTGTATCCTTCCGGCAATGTTTGTAAACGTTCCGCTTCTGCAATAGTGAACCGCCGAAGCAAGTATTTGTCCCGTTCTGTGATTACGGGATATTGCGCGCCTTCAATCGTAACTGTCCCGTTTTCGATTTCGTACAACGGTTCTTGAATTGTCCCTATGTACTGAAAATATTGATTTCCGGTCATAACGCAATTACTTTTTTCTTGCATTCTTCGTCCGCGTCTTGTCTTGCTGTTTTTTTGCGTAAGGTCAACGCATGATCCTGGATCAATTTCCGTAAACCCTTTAAGCGTTGCTTCCTTTACTATCATTTTCGGCGGGCGCGCCCCCGTTGGCTTTTCCGGCGTTAATAGAATATCCGTCAGCCGTATTCCTCTATCTTCCGGAAGCGGTACGTCGCCGAAATTGTGTGCGTAAAACCTTTTGCGTTGCTGTGCGGATACAAGCGCCGAATTTATATATTGAAGTCGAACGCCTAATTCTTCCGCTATTTTCTCTCTAATTGGTCGGGCGGCGCTTTGATTGTTTTCGTATAAGAAGAAGTCCGGTTTGAACTTCTCCTTTGCGATTAGGTAGTTTTTGAAAAGCTCCCACCCAATTCCGGAAGGTTCTGTTTCGCGTCCGGCGGTTCTTGCTATGCTCCAATGTGTGCATGGTGAACCGCCGATAAGAAGTTTTATCACGTTTCCGCCACCTCGCTTTCCTCGACAACCTCGCCCGTGTCCGGATCAACATTCAAGGCGAATTGCTCCGGCTCTGTCGCCGTGAAATGGTCGCGGGCTTCGCGCTCTCTGCGTTCCTTCTCGGAAAGTGCGAATTCGCATTCCCGCGTTAAGGCTTGCAAGCTCTCCACGAACTGCTGATTGATAACGTCATAGGGCATAATCACCGCTTGAAGCAGGAAGCCCGCCTTCGCTACAATGTAGGGCGCGCCGTCCGTCGTGCGGCGTTCGTAAAGCTCCAGCACGTCCAGCACGTCAGCAACGGGCGCAAGATAGCGGCTTTCGATGAATACCAGCCCGCGCGTTGTGCGGATCGGCTTCAAGGTTCGTCCGGAATAGATGATCGAAATTCCTTCCCGCTCGACGTGTCTTTCCGTCGCGTCGGTATCCTCGAAGCTGATACCCGCCGGAATGCCCAGCGTTTTCACGAAGTAATTATCGCGGTCTTTCTCCGGAACGTCGAAGATCGTCAAAAGGCTTTCTTTGTCAAGCTGGGGAAGCCCGACAACCGGATAAACCGCCGATCCGTCGCCGATGTACTGCGTTAATATGTCGCCGTCGTCGCTGTACCGCTCGAAGATCGCAATATTCTTGTTCTTTTTGCATATAGCGGCGATACTTTTAATCTTCATCTTCGCCGCCCTCCGTTTCCTCTGCGTCCGCGTCGTGCCGTTCTACAATAGCCGGAAAGTCAATGCGCGGCGCGCGGATCGCCAGCGCGATTTGGCAACCGCAAACCGGACAATCAACCGCCGAAAAGCGCGTCGGCGCTTTCGTCAGCATATCCGGCATAGAACGCGGTTCTTCCGCCGTGTAGATGTTTTCCCGCTCCGGTGTGAAGCGATAGCCGCAAACGCGGCATTCGGTCTTTTTCTTGCTGAACATAATTGAATAGCTCCTTTCGTGTGTTTTAATATTTACCGTAGACGCGGACGGCGGTTTTCCCGCCATGCGTCGCCGCCGATACGATAGCCGAAGGCATAAAGGAAACGCGCAAGAAGTCCCGCGCGGCGCGCTTTGCAAGCCGCCATGTAATCAACTTCGCGTTCGGCTCTTCCGCCGCCGTGTCGTCGATCGGATATTCGCAAATAAGCACGGTGTTTCCGAACGGGCGACGCGCCGGACGCTCCTTCATAAACTCTTTGTTGCCTTCCTTGCACTTGATAATTTCAAGCGCCTTCGGGAACTGCCAGCCGCTTTTGTTGTCCTTCATTGTGTGCCGCTCCTTTCAAAGTACATATTCCCATCGGTTTTTCATTTCTTCCGGCGATACGTAGTAATCGCGGCGGCGTGTCCCTGTCCAAGCGATCCCGCCCGCCGATCCCGCGAACGTGAAGTTTGCCGCGCGAAGGGAAGCGCCGTTTTCGCTCTCCAGCGTGTAGGTAATGACCTTCTTGTATCCCATATCGCGGGCGATCCGGACACAAGCGCCGTACAGTTTCGTACAAGCGTTTCTTGTCCCGTCGGTGCAATTCCGATAGATTTCAAGCGTCGCGCCGTCGTCAAGTTTCCGCGCCGTAGGTCTGCCGCATATTGCAACGCCGCAAAGCCGTTCGCCTTCAAAGCAGGAAATCGCGAACTTTCCGCCAACTGGCGGTATATTGTGCCGATGGTATTTCCCGACGAACTCGCGGGCGGGCTTTAAGTGCGTAGGTCTGATTTCAAGCATTCGCCGCCCCTCCTTAATTCGTGTACGGGCTTTCAAGCGTCCAGCCGAAGCAATCTGTACTTTTCCATTCCGTCGTGAAGTGATTGCGCCGCCCGTCGCCCGTGAAGAAGCAGTATTCCGCCGGAAGCACCCGCCCGACGTTTTCTTCGCCGTCCCGCTCCGCGCGGTATCGTGTCAGCACGTCCGCCGCAAGAAGGGCGAATTCCTCTTTCACGGGATATTCGGGATCGTAGCCGCTGAACTGATAGGGCGCTTCGATAACCTCCAGCACCGTGTCGGGGAAGCGCGGATCGTCAACGCGGTTCAGAACGCACCATACAACCGCCGCTTGCTCCGTCGTAGAAGGAACGATCCCCGCTTCGCCGTAGATCAGCTTTGCAAGGGCTTCAACCTCCGCCGCGTTCGGCACATATCCCGCCACCGTCCCGCTCGAAGGAAGAAGAACGGCGGTCGGCTGGTGTACCTCTTCAAGCGTTCCGGCGGTCGTATCCTTCGGCTTGTCCGCCGCACCGCTCCCGTTCCACGGCATAAGCGCCGCAAGAAGGGCGGCGACGGTCAGCAACGCAACCGTAAGGGCGACGCGACGGCGAAGCATTGCCCGCCGCCGTCGTTGTGCCTGTATCCGCCGGGGCTTGTGTGCGCTGGCTGTCTGCTCAACTATGTAACCGCAAGGCACTTCGCAAATAAACTTCCCGTCCGCGTCTTGCAGGACGGCAAGCGCTCCGCGCGCCCGATCCGCCGTCATTGTTCCACCTCCGCCGCCGGAAGGGAAAGCCACCATTCCGGATTGTTCCGGAACTGCTCATTCGCGCAAGCGTCGCAATTCTCCGCCGTGCAGGAAGAGCAATAACGCTTCTGAAAAGCCGCGTCCCACGGCGCTTCAATGCAAGGAAGGGAACGAAGGAAGCCCGCCAGCGTGGGCTTGTCCTTCGTGATAGCGTCAAATACCGAAGTGAACTGCCGAACGTTCAAAACTTCGTCGCCGATAATGCACCCGTTCGCGATCCGCTCTTTGATGAACTCAACGCACGGCATTTCCTCCGAAACGTGAAGATCATTGAACCGCGCTTCCGCTTCCTCGAAGCTGTCGAAGGTAACGGCGTTTGCGACGGACGCTTCGCCGTCGTATTCCCATAAACGGATTTTGTATCGTGTTGTACTCATTCCGAATAGCTCCTTTCCCGCGTTACTCTTCAATGCCGATGTAAAGCACGTTTTCATCGGCGCGAAGCTCCGTGATCTTGCAATATGCGTATTTGTTCATTTCGTCGTGCGCGAAGTGCTTATACAAGCCCCTGTAAATGTCCCGCTTCTGATAGCCGCATTCCCGAACGTAGATATACACGTTCGTAAATCCGCTAATTACGTAGCCGATCGTTTGAAGCGCCACGTTGTTTGCGATCCTCTTCATTTTCATATTGAATAGCTCCTTTCGTATTTCAGCAATTCGCGCCGCGTCGGTTTCCTCTGCGTCGGAAATTCTCTTGCAC